CTAAATTATTCTCGAACCTTTCGTGAAAAGGATCAAAAGTCGGGTTACCGATTAACTCAATTCCGCTTTCTGCTCTGCTTAGTTTCTCCATTACCCTTATTGCTAGCATGAATTGAGTGTTCAATACGTCGGTTCTATCGTCCTCATCCTCCAAATCCATAAATAGAATCGAAAAATTAAAACTAATAACGCTATTCTGATGTGTAGCATTGTTTAAAATTATATGCGCCAATGGAAATAAAGTCTTTTTGTTTAAATCAACTTCAAACAAATCCCCATTAGTAACCGTTTTTGCAATTGGCTCGGTATTAATTACCGCTTCGATTCTTTGTAATATTTTGTAAATCATATCTTTCTATTTCTATTCGTTCCTTTTCAAACTCTAACCACGTTAAAGCCTGATGTATTTTTAAATTTGATGCTGCTTCAAATTGAAATATATCACCCCGAGATAGGGCGTAGTAGGTTGTGTACCAACCATATCTCTGATTAAATTGTAAACCTCTTGAACTCCCACCGTCACCTCCTGACGTAAAGAGTTTATCATAACGCTCTCTAATTCGCTCGCTAAATCGTAAAAAAAAACCCGTGAAGATATTGCAACGTCCAAAGGAGCATACTTCATTACTCCTGAATATTTGTCACTACCTAAATAAGGCTCAATCTCATAAAGTCCCTTAGTGCTTTTTACTATTGGTCGGTACAATACGGCAAGTAATTTATGCCAGTTGTTTGCATCTGCAATGTATGTTTCAATGTCCGTATATTCCCCGTAAGTCATTTCATCCAAGTTAGGAATAAACCCGAACTTTTTACCGCCTATTTCAAAAATTTGTTTAAACTTTGGTTTAGTTTCAAAAACATTTAGTATATCGTTTAGAATATCCTTAACAGAATGGTAACTTATTTTTGCCACTTCTGTTAATTCTAAATCACAAAATATTTTAATCGTTTGTTGATTCACAAACTCGCTCGGCTCGTTTTCTGCAACCAACTTTAAATACTTTTGGTATTGGTCTAATCTAATTTCATTTAGATTTGATGGTATTTTTATCTCTGCTTTCATTTAGTAAATGTGATATTGTCCAGCTGTTACTTTTCCGATTAAATCCCAAACGATATATCCTATTGCATCGAGTGAGTGATTCCAGTTATCTATTGGTGTTCTTGACTTCTTATCGTGCCAAACATAATTATTTAACTCTTTGATTGTGTTTATACTATCGGGGTCTATTATCAACTCAAAGTCCTGAAGTAATGTAACACGCTCAATTATTTGTGGTTTTTTGATTCCTTTAATGTTTAACCCCCTATCTCTTAACTCTGATATTAGCCTACCCTCTGAGCTATCCCCAACTATCAAACTGTGATTTCCGCAGTGATGTAGATTTATATCAAATATTTGCGACGTTGTTAGATTTGGTTTATAAAGTAGTTCCTTTGCATAAATCTTTTTATTATCCCTATCAATTGAAACCTTTAATAAAGTTGTTGGGTCAATGCTAAACCCGTAATCCTGACCATAACCACCAAATCCCGTATCTACAAACTCGCCAATCCTCCAATTAGTAATGATAACACCCTCTGCCTTATCTAACCATCCTCCAAGTATAACGTGCTTATATTTTTGCTCTTGGGTTTCTTTTATCTTTTCAATTTGCTTAATATACGATTCGGATAAATGGTCTATATTATCTAAGTAGGTTGTATGTATGTAGGTTGTATCTTTTTTAACGAGATTAACACCCTCATTAACTCCAGAACCCTCAAAGAAACGTTTATAAATAAAATGTTCTTTTGTCGCTGGGTTAAGTAATAATATTACCCTATTAGCTTTAAACTCATTCCTGATAGATAAATCAATCTTATCAAATGTTTCTTCATCTGTCAACTCCTCCGCTTCGTCAAGCACCCAAGTTGTAACGCCTGAAATAGATTTCAAGTTTGCTGTTTGTGTACCTTGTGATGTTTTTATACCTCGAAATATTATTCTGCTTCCGGTAGTTATGTTTATTATTTCATCCTTTGTAATTATAAAGTTGCTTACCCTATCGGTCTTTTCAATCTTTTCAATAAATTCAGGTATAATTGAAATGTGAGCCGATGTTAATGTGTACCTTGTGAAAAGTATAACGTGACCTGTTTCATAAGTAAGCATTAAAAGAAATGAATTGACACCGTAAGACTTACCACTACCACGCCCACCTGTTACAATAAAGTATCGTGTTTCGTCGTTAAATAGTGGTATGTACTTTTTATCTAATTCTATCATTTGAATTTAACTAAGTCCTTTATATTAAAATCTGAAAATGTTAAATTTTGGTCGATTGTTTCTTTCGGTTTACCAAGTAAATGTTCCGCAATAAATATTTGCCCCCTTTGACTTTCCATTAACTTTTTTACAAGTTCAATCTTCGCCTTGTTATCATCATCTACTTTATACAAAACCTTAAGAGCAGACAAAATTAATTCGTTTGCTCTTTGTTCTGTCGCTACCGATTTACGACCAGCGTTATCTCTTTTACCACCCCTTGCCATTAGATATAAGTTTGTTTATTCATTATCAACACTATACACTTTTCTTAATCTACCAATCACATCACGCCAACAACCCGCACAACTTCCGGCATTTACTTTTCTATTGAAAACCCTTTCGTAAATTGCTTTTAAATCTCTTTGATGTTGTGATGTTAATACTTCCACATTCTTACCAAAGAAGTCTTTTAGGTATGCCTCGTCTATTTCGTTTAGGCACTCAACCTTATACGGAAATAGTTTATTTAACATTTCTTTTCTTTGTTCACAACCGCAGTCGTCAATTATTGCGTGAACTAATGCTTTTATTCCGGTTGCTTCTGTAAACTTTTCGATTGTGTCACCAAGTCCTTTAGATTGTTTTGATTTGATTTTGCGTCCCATATTTTTTAATTTTATTCCTTAAATATTTTAATCGCCGACTTATTGCTACAAAAGATATATTGTTTTCTCGTCCTATTTGTCGCATACTTTTCTCCGATTGGTAGAACATATCGAAAAGAAGCTTATCTGACCATTTCCACGTTTCTTGTTCTTTTTGTAACCACAAAAAAAAGTCGGAATACTCGTCGCTATTTGTATAACGATTAAATTCCGGCTTTGTTATATCAAAATCTGATAAGTTTTCAGATTCTTTTTTTATGAAGTCGAGGTAAGTGTTTTTTAGGATTATGTAAATGTAACCATCTTGAACCTTACCATTCTTTACAATGTCCTTTGGATTGAATCGAATGATTTTAATATACATTTCTTGTACCATATCCCCCGAGTCTGAACCACAGCCTATTTTTCTGGCGTAGCCTACCCACTTAGAATGATATTTTACTATTTCGTTTATTAATTCATTCATTCAACAAATTTACAAAAACTTTTTAAACTTCAAACATTTTCAAATAATAATATATTTTTGTTAGTTCTTTTAGTTTTTTGGTTTTGTGTTTTTTATTGAAATTCCTTTATGCTTGATTAATTCGTTGTCGATTACTTTTAGTGTGTCGCTTATTAATTCTTTAAAAAACCAATCGTAATCGTCAAGATTTGACCATCCATAATCCTTTTCGAGTGTTCTTTTTATTTTTTCTACTGTTATATTCATTTTGTTTTATTTTTAACTCCTATTTTGTTAAGGTGAATACTAGGTTTTGTAAATCATGTAAAAACTCAACCTCTCTTATTTCAAAGTTTTTGTAATATACAGTAAACTTATTATCCAAACTTACTTTTATATCAATTATTCCTTCTTTATCGTAGTATAACCCTGTAAATGCTGACGGTTCAAACCCTAAATCAACTAATAGTTTTTCTGTTAGTGGGATTGGGTATATATTGCTAATATACGGCTCGCTATTACCTTTGCTTACCTTTGTGAATTGGTTTATTTTGTTGCTATTTATTTGCTCAATTGACGATATTTCAAATTCATCGTCATAAACATAATTTCCAAGCCTTAATTCGTTTGATAATATTCCCATATTCCTATTTTTGTTTTTTTACTTAATCCTTTTAAGTTGTTAGATATTGATGTAATTCCTATTCCTGTTTTTAAAGATGCTTCTTTTATGCTTTCGTATATTTCGTTTTTATTTAATATAACTTTTCTTTTGTTTTTAGATGGCTTACCTTTTCTAGAAATAGACCATTTTCTTTTCAATTCATCACTTCTTATTAAACCTTTGTTTTTAATCCCTATTTTTTCTTTAGTTTCTTGTGACAAAGGTTTTCTTATTCTATTTTTTTGGTATTCAGATATTATTTTTCTTTGTTCTAACGTTAGTTTACATCCTTTTCTTGAATATTCACCACCTGTTGAATTATTATATCCATATAGTCTATTGTTTGTATTAAATAAAGCTATTAATTGAATTTCTTTTTCTAACATTTCTTTTTTTGAATTAGCTTCAAAAACGATTTCAATATTAAACTTTTCAAATCCGTATTTTTTCATGGCATTATATAAATGATAACTTTTTTTATTGGAGTTACATTTATGTTGTTGCCATCTTATCTTTAATTTTTGTTGAGTTACGCCAAAGTAGATTTTGTTATTTACTAAATTACTTAT